TCTTTGAGTGAAGTATTCGCCAACTTGATCTATGATCTTTTGTCCAACGGCACGTTTGCCATGCTTATTGAAGTCCTTTACGCCAGCACTCCAGCCTTCTCCTCTAAAGAATTGATATTCATTGGGGTGTGCTCTTGCTGACCCACGACGATAGCCTGGCCTGCCAAAACCAATATATGCATCAAGATCGTGTGTTTTGTTTTCATCCCCAAGCAGACTTCCAGCCAAGCCACCAAGCACAGCGCCAATAACAGTACCAACAATAGGAACAACTGAACCGAGTGTAGACCCTGCAGTAATGCCTGCAGCAGTACCCAAAGCAGATCCACCCCAAGCCCCAAGGGAGCCTCCGAGTGTAGCTGTAAGCCCTGAATACTTGCTCTGTGGTAATCCAAGAGCGCCACCAAGGTAGGTATATCCAAGACCACCCAATGCACCATACCCAAGAGCGCTGCCAACAGAAAGACCACCCATACCTGCAACATCACCAGTGCCGGCCATTATAGCCCCACCAGTACCAGGCAGATTGTAATTCAATACACCAGTCAATCCAATCTTGTCTAGTAATCCACCACCGCCTCCACCTGTTCCCCCGCCAAGTAAACCGCCACCGCCTCCACCGCCTCCAGCGCCACCCCCAATGCCTCCAAGGCCACGTGTGCCAACCATCTGCCCAATAATTGGAAGAATAATGGCATTGTTTGCATAATACGCTGCTATATTAGCGAGGGTGTCTTTGAAAATGTCTTCTATGCCATCTGCAAATGTGTCCCAACTATCAAGGCCATCATCAAGCATTGTACGAAATGTGTCAGCAGTGTTGTCTTGAATCCTTTCAAGCGCTCTATCCCATATCTTATCTGTTTGGCTAGCTGTTCTTCGTGCAGTATCCGTCGCTACTTGCTCCATCTTTCTTGCATTCTGAACAGTCTTCTTTACTGATTCATCATCAGCACCAACAAGGCCACCAGGACCGATACCTGACGGCATTACTGCACTTTCTTCCCACTTGACTGCTTGTTGTAGATTATAAATCTCATCAACGAGATTGCGTATGCTTTGAGCCTGTTCCTCTGTAATTTTACTGCCGGCTTGTTGTAGTGCTTGATACTTAGCCCAAGCACGTTCGGTCATTAGCAATTGTCTGCGCTGATCTTGAAGTGCTTTAGTTACTTTCTGATAACTTGATACAGTTTCACTAAGTTGATCATTTACATCTTCGGTAGCATCCGCAGTTTCTTTTGCACGTTTGGCAGCTTCAGGCCCGATGTGTGGGGGAGGTTCAACCTCGGAAAGCCTATGCATTTCTCTGCGCAGAGAGGCGATCTTTTCACGAACAAAATCTAATGCCTCACCAGCAGTCTTTGCACCCCCATACATTTCACTTGCTGGTTTGGCTAGTAATGCGCTAGGATCGAGCTTTTCAATGCGTTTTAAACGCTCTTCCCATATACCAATTTGTTTGTTATATTCCTCAAATTCAGTGGTGGATACATACTTATTGATTTGAGCAAGATAACCAACAAATTCACCGAACTTGCCAATGCCTTGTGCAATGGTTTCAAATATGTCAGCAATAGTGTGCGCCAACACTTTGAGTGCAGCTTGAAAATCAGGATCTTTTATTGTTTCCGCAAGCTCGTCAGCAGCATTGGCAAGACTATTCATGAATTCAGCATCTGCCAACTCACGCTTCATCAATTCATATTCATTTGTAAGACGCTGGAAGGATGCTCTAGCAGTTTCTGCAGCTTCTTTTGCAGGCTTGCCGAACCTTGTGTGGAGGTAGTCTGCTAATTTGGGGAGCAGATCCTCTGCAAGGACTTCCCCTTGTTCAAGCATTTTGTTCAGTTCTTGTGTAGTGACTCCCATTGACTTTGCAGCCATCTGAAAAGCACCAGGCAATCTCTCACCCAACTGCCCACGAAGCTCTTCAGCCTGCACATTGCCTTTACTAATCATCTGGCTAATGGCCCTGAGTGCGCCTTCAGTTTCACTTGCACTCAAGCCAAGGACCGTACTGGCTTCAGAAACGCCTCTAAATATTTTGCGCAGTGTTTCACCTTCAAGAGCTGTTCCCTTTGCAGCAGCAGCTGTTTGCATGAATGACTTCTCAAGAGCCATCATATTCAAGCCAAGTTCACCAGCCAGATTGTGAACAAATTGCATTTGTTCCCTAGCAAGCTGGAGTGACCCTGCAGTCTCCTCAAAAGCGATTGTAATGTTTTGCGCTCGCATCCCTGCTTGCGCAAGCTCCCTTGCTGCAAGAGCAGAAGCAGCACTTACGCCAGCCAACCCCACAGATGCAATCTTCATTACAGGGGCAAGTGCCCTAGCAGCGCTAGAAACTGCTGCAAATGCACCAGATGCCCTATTCAGCGTTCCAGTGGTGGAATCAATGGTCATGCCATGTTTTTTCCACCTCCGGTCCGCTTGATCAAGCTGTTTGTCTACAGAATTCTCATAATCCTTTACAAGACGTTCAGCCCGTTCCAAAGCACGGCGCATTTCCGTAAGGTCAGCACCTAATTGTACACTGAGTTCGCCAAGGTCCATCAGCCTTTCCTCTGCTTTCTACTGGTTTTGTTTTGGTAGCTTGCTATGGACATTAGGATCTGCTTCATTTCTTCTGGAGTTTGCTTTCTTCTAACTCCATAATTCTTTGATGCTGCTTTTTCCCGTGCCTTATTTAAACTGAAGTCGGTTATATTGAATGGTTGTTTGTCCTTTCGCTTCATGCCTTGGGATTCAAGCAACATCACCCTTGTAAAGCTATGTTGTAAATCATCTTCAGGCTGTCCCCAAGGCTCAATCGAATAGTACATTCTCCATTCATTCAGTTGTTGTGCCGTAAGTTGTTCGAGCAGAAAGTCAGGGTGTGCATACCCTAGCGCAAGCGCTAATCGGAAGTGGAATCTTCTTTCTGCTCGGAGTCGGAGTTTTTTCTCATCTCCTCAAGTGAATCTTTGTCATTGCGGTTCACTTCAAGAGCTTTTTGATGCAACTCAAGGATTATCCTTGGAAACTTGCGGCCAAGCTGCATATACTCATCATTCGTAAACAGCCTTTTGCCTTTCGAATCACAAAGCACCCGTACAAGATACTTGGCACGCATTGCTTCCATATTACGTTCAACTCGCTCTTCACCAGTGGCCTCATCATTGACAAATTCCATGATCGACCACTCATACGAATCCTGATCCGTAGCAGACATTTGCTTCATGTAGACGTAGGCTTCTATGCCTTCAATCCACACCTTCTTTATTTCAGGTTCTTCCAGCTTGAGGAAATCAGATTTGCTGAATACTCTTTCGGCAGGTTCTTTCTTTTTTGTAGTCATGGTTAGACCCCTTAGATTGAACAGTCCCTGATTAGGACTGAATTAGTTGTTTAGAACGGATGGCCAGAGCCACTACCGCTACCGCTGTTGATGTTAACTTCACCACTGATCTTGATTGTCACATCCACAGTGACCTTATCTCCAGGAGGAATGGTCAAAGGAATTTCAGTTACGAGGCCTTGAAATTCAAAGGATGTATTATCATCATCCGGCAAAACAATTTCATAATCCTGCAAGTCATCAGACTCAAAGTCTGCCTTCAGGGTTTCGTACTCATCTCGAGTAAAGTTCATGGCAAATGTAATTTGTCCACCATCACGGAAACCCGTGATGAACGTCCTGTATCCACCTGTTGTATCAAGTGAAGTGGTGTCAATAGTTTCCCTGGTCATTGTGGGACCAGAGATATTGTTCACCTCAGCAATCTTTTCCCAGGCAGATCCAGACCACCTTCTGAATTCGGTTCCTACTCCAGCAATAGCCATCTGGTAACCTCCTTATTATGCATGTTTGCGTTGCATGTCAAAATTGACAACGAACAATGCCCGGTTGCCCTCATCGAATTTCAGCAAACTAGGCTCCGTTGCACATTCAATTAAAGTATATGTAGAGCCATTCCATGTTTCATTTGCTCGTCCATGGAGGGCTTCTTTTATGTCATTGATCAGATCCCAACCAGTATCGTAACTGTTATTGCGCACCTGGATCTGAACAGCTGGGTAGTAATACTGGTGCGAATTACTTCTGTTTGATGGTGTTGGGTTCGTCCTTGTCAAGCCGAGGTATGGTGCTCTTCCTGGCGTATCTGCAATAGCTACGCAATTCTTCGGAGAAGCCGGCATACGGCCTACAAATAGATCTGTAAGGAATGTAAGGTCAATAGCAGATTCAGCTTCTAGCATATCCTTGATATCTATACTTGGAGCATTCATTTGATTTTCGCCTCCTCGGCAATAACACGCAGCATTTCTTTTTCATTCCGTCTTAGCGATGCTTGAAGGAATTTAGCGCCAGCGCCAGGCCGCTGAAAAGTAGCACTGACATTTTCATGTACTTCTGCTGCATAATGCGCTGTATATCCTAGCACCACCATTGGTTGTCCGCTGCTGATTGCATCTGCTTTTGCGCTGTTTAGAACTGTTCCATGATCAGCAGCCATCTTAGCGGAGTCATCTCCTTTAAATTGTGGATTGCCGCCGAATGAAGTGCCGCCTCTACTGGTTACAAGAAATCGGCTAGCACGAAGATTGCCTGTGTCTAAGGGAGTCAACGGAGGTGTTTTTTCAGTGCCACGTATCACAATAATGCCAGCACGTATCAATCCCTTCAGCGTTCTAGGGCCAATCTTGTTGATTTCACGGTTCAAGCGACGAATATAACGCCCAACACCTTTTACTCTTTTCTTAGAAGCCACAGTTGATTATATCCTCTTCATCTTCATCTTCATCGACTGGTACCCTGCCTGTGCCACCGCAATGAGGACAGTTCAGTTCTACATAATGCGGAACCTTTTTTATATCCTCATCATAGTATTTGCCAAGGTACTCTTTGATTCTTCCCGTGCCACTGCACTTGGTACATGGAATGGTCCACATTACAAATACGCCTTCCTGTAGTAAGCAGTTGCTTTCAAATTAGGGATTTTGTCAAACCGTTTTATTTCAAATGCAGAAGCAATGGTTATGGGATCACTCTCTTCATCGGAATCCAAGTCGTCCAATGTGCCAAGATACAGCAAGCCCTTTTCATCGACATCTTGGTTTACATGGACTTCAGCTTGACTAACAATCTCCCTGCCATTGCTGTCTGTGATTATCTTTGTGCTGTCTTCCCAACGGCATGATATTTCTACAGGAGCATCATACGTGAACCCACCGTAGCCATCATTCTGAGGATTGCCCCAGTACACCGCTGTTTGATTAAGGTTGCGATTCGGAAAGTTATTGCTTGACATTAGTTTGCTCGTTGCATTGCTTTTGTGATCTTATCAGAGATTTCATTGAACATTGGCTCTAGTCTTTCTCTTTTCCATTGTGGTTCTGCTTGTGCTTTTACAGTTAATTCAAGCAACCTTGCCCTACACTTGCCGCCAAGCAATCGTATTTGATCGAGTTCTTTTTCACGTATTTCATCACGGAACTGGGTAACATCCTCCAGGAGGTCTTGTTTTTCTTCCATTAGTCATCCCTCCAAGTCCAATCTTCAC